TCGATTGTGTAAAACTGCGTTTCCATTTTGTCACCTGTTCGCGTTGATTACTGCCTGCCCCTTGATCTTAATCGGCTGCCGTTTGATTGTCAAATAGCATTTCAAAGAAAAATCCCCCGGATTTTTAGTTCGGGGGATTGGTGTCGTTCCGTTCATCAATTACCGTCGCTTCGCACACGTCGGGCCGATCCCGCTCTTGATCGACTCGGGAGTCGTCAGCACCCGGTTGCATCGGCGGCATCGGCCTTCGTAGTGGTAAACCAGCCCGATCGACTTGAAGTGTTCAACCTTCTGCAGAACGCGAACCAGGGCGTGGTACTGCTCGGTCTGGTATCGCTTCCACAAAAACACCCGGCCGTCATCTTTGACGAATCCGATCCCCAGATAGTCAGATCCGTTGTCCGCACCGATCAGGAGCGACAGGATCCGCTCGCCCGGTGCAAATTTCGCGTCCGCCGGCTGGGTTTCGATCCGGAATGTCCGGTGAGTCCCGCGGGCCGGGTTTTCGACAGTGATGATCCCGTTGTGGGTCTCGATCGCGAAGTGATTGACGACTTCGGCGAATTCGGCGGTTTCGGCGGTTTCGATTTCTGCGATCATGCTTTTCACGTTTGGGTTTAAGAAGGGAAGGGGAAATGGAAAAGCCGGAGCCCATCCCGGCGGGGGCGTGAGGGGTGTGTGTTACTGAGCGGCTGCCCAGACTTTTTCGACAAGCTTGTCATACTCGCCATCACCTAAAACCATGTCGAATGCGTCTTTGACTGGTACGCCAAGCTTAACCAGTTGGTCAAACGCAAGAGCGATGACAAACTTCTTAAACTCTTCGACGCTGCCGAACTCCTTTCTGAGGTCGATTTGGTTTGCGTTTGCAAAATCCAACAGAAGCTTTTGGATCCCGTTCAACAGTTCAAGGCTTTGGCTTTTCATTTTTGCGTTCCGTTGTTTGGGGTGACTGTCTGACTCCCTAAATATATCGTCCGCCCTTTGATTGTCAAATAGTAAATCAAACATTTTTCCCGAAATACTTCCCGGCCCGCTTTTATTCAGCAAATCGGCCCGAAAGACTATCTTTTTCCGCTTTTCTCTCTGCTTTCACCCGCTCATATTCCGCTTTTACCGATTCTCCCGTCGCTTTCACGCCGCACACCGCACACCGCGTATCCGTCGTCCCGTTCGAGTAATGCTGTTCAGCCAGCATCGACGACCAGCACCGGCGACACACCGGCTCAAAACATTGAAGCCAGTTCCGGCCAGTCTCCCAGACGATCGCCGGGACGCCGCCAGGGGTGGTTTCTCTGCTCGTTGTTGGCTCGGGCGTCGGATCGGACGGGATTTCAGCCAAGGTGGGTTCCTCGGTCGCGTCCTGGGGCCGTTTTTCGCGGCCTAGCGTGATCGGCAGGGCGTCCGGCCCGTGGTCGATCGCTGCCAGGGTGAGTTCATCGTCCGGGGTCGGGATCGGCGACGGTCCGGCCTGGGACGGTTTCGCGGCTGGTTTCGCGGCTGGTTCGAACCGCTTGAAGTTTGGGAATAGCGCCATCGATAAACCTTTAAGGGAAAACAGCTAAGGGAAAAGTGCAAAAATCTCGTGCTCGTGTGCGCGTTTTTGCGCAGGAAGGTCAGCTACTAGCTATTTTGGCCTAAAACACCAAAAACAGCCAAAAGGCTCCCTGACACTCTTTCCCCAGCAATATCGAGCACACGAGCACAGAATTTCTTAGAATAATCAATTGAAAATCAAAAAGTATCATATTTACGGGCATTTTAACGTTTTTTCGTCCGGTAGTCAATCAAAAACTTTTGTGCTCGTTTTTCTTGCATCGAGCACGTGTGAGCACAATCGAGCACAAAATTTCTTCGCCCGACCGGCCCGATCGTGTTTTTTCTTCGTCTGAAAAACCGTTGCCGTTTCAAACGTCCAAAAACTCGACTTTTTCGCTTTGGTCGTCAAGAAAATCGACCCGGACCGCCTGACCGGTCAAAATCTGTGCTCGATCCGTGCTCGTTTGTGCTCGATCGGCCAAATTTGCGAGCACACGAATAGCGGCCTAAATTTTCACCTTATTTGTTTTTCTGTTACCGCTTGAACACTAAACAAAAACCCGGCGGACAAAATTGATTCGTCCGCCGGGTTCGGTTTTGTCCGTCGTGTTTGCTTGCGATCAGGAAAAGTCTGCCCGGTAAATAGTCGAGGCCGGCAGGGGGTTCCCAGCCATTTCTTGATAATCGAAGCGGACTGTAAATTCGTATTCGTATTCAGTCCCGTAAAACTGGATCAACCTCAACGGATCGAATCGAAGCATGTCCGCGGCGATCATATATCCCTGTTCGTGCTCAAATATCCGCCGCCTTTCAAACTCGAACCAGTAATCGAACTCGTCGAGGATCCGGAACGGGTTCCTACCGAAGAGACGATTCCTGCGACGCTCTGCAATCTTCTGAAATCGGCTCATTTTGCAACCTCCGAAGACGATTGAAATATCTTAGTTGTCAACTGGCCATATCCACTTCTCTTCGGCATCTTCCCAAGAAAGCCAGCCATCAGATAAAAGTGCTTTTTCTACTTCTGGATCTTCCCCGAGTTCGACTTCTGAAAGCTGGACAACAATCCTTCCCCAATTGAATTGATAGCGAACCGTTTGGACTTGAACATCAAACCACCAATCTTCTGGCCATCGGAAGTAAATTTCATCGCCAGCTTTCGGCAGATGTGGAAGATCCGCGAGTATGTAAAGAGGATCGCCTTCCGTCGGAAGTTCAAATAGGATCTGGCGTGGCAATGTCAAGCATTTATCTGTCTTCGCGTTATTTCGACTGTTCATCCCGTCACCCCCCCCCAGCCATTTTGCATTGACCATATCTTCGAGCCGCTTGGCCTTCGCTACCTCTTCCGGCGTTAGCAGTCCAGCCGCTTTGATTTCCTCCTTGGTTGCTGGTCGACATTGTCGCCAGCTTGCCCCGCCGCTGCCGTCGACTTTTGAGGTAATAAAATAATCGCCTTCAATTGCCACAAGCTTCTGAGGCCCGTGCCAAGCGTATTCATCGCGATCACGCACCATCACTAAACGACGATTTTTCGCGTCATCCTCGGTCAATTTCGGCTCGATAAACGAAAGCCCGTTCGTAGTATCGTTTTCCAAGATGCGATTTAAGTTCGAAATTGCGTAATCAACTTCGACGCCCCCATTCTTTAAACCCTTCAATCTTTCATGAACATACCTAAGACATGCTTGCTCGCCTTCCGTCAACCTTCTCTGTCCCATCGTCTCACCCCTCTACCAGTTGAAAAGAATCCCCACCGTCTAGTAATTCAATCATGTACGGTTCGGCCATTCCGGCCCTAACCATTGCGTCATTGATCGAATTTCCATGCGGATCGAACAGAAACGCGATATACCGGCCGAATGTACGCTTCTGCTTCCGCAGGATCGGTTCCGGCGTCTTGTTTTGTACCGTTCGGATCCAAATGTAATCGGGCTCGAAAATAAGCTGTTGAAGCTCATTTTGGGCTTCCTTGCCAGCGAGAAGCGTAGCCCCTTCCTTTTCCGGCGCGTTAATACTTGCCAGACGAATCGAAGACCGAATCAACGAATTCATCGTTAATTCGACTGTCGCCTGTATTGTGTCACCGTCGGTCGCCATCACTGAGCCAAACGGCTGCAGATACCAAAATCGATCAGGACGAAATAGAATCGAGTCCCTGGAACGAACCACCCCTGGCGGCATGTCCGCCGGCCTAGCGTACTGTTGGGCGTGCAGCATCGCCGACGCCGATCCGACCTGAAACTCTTCCCCGCCGGAAATTACTTTAATTTGTCGCATTTTTTCCTCTCTAAAATCTGACGAATTAACACGCTGGCAGCCATCAAGTTGGACTCGCTGACGTTATTGTCGATGGTGTCGTTTGCAGCATCGAGCATATAAACGGCCTTGCTTAGATCAGCCTCATCCCGCTCGGTGAACAGCCCAACGACATTCATGTCTTCAACCGACGACACGAACGCCACCCACGACTTATCAGGCGGCGTAACCGCTGAAAAATAGGGGTATTTCCGCGGCATTTCCGACACTAATTCTGCCATTTCAAAACCTCTTCATCTCTTTTTCTATCACTGGTTTCAAACTTAACCCAATCCACTCACGCCAAAAGTAGTCGCCGTCCCTTCCCCTGGCGACTTCAATCTTCGGGACAATCGACCGAACCCGTTTTGCGAACGCCTGCCGGGTCGATCGATCGACCAAATCATTCGATCGGCACCAGTTCTGGTACGCCTCGAAACAGTCCGCCGCGTTGACTTTGCCACCCTCCTGGCAACATTCCCAAACAAAAGCCGATACCGGGGAAGTCTCAATCCGCATCCAGTTGACCGAATCGGTCCCCGATTTCGGTTGCTTGATCTTCCCGTTCTTTTCGGAGTACAGCCGATGGCGGCCAAGAATCGACCAGTTAAGTATCCCCGACAACTCTGATTGAATCCGCATTTCGACCCGCGGATCTTCTTTGCCGGCGTGGGTTTTATTCATGACCAAGATGATAATCCGGTTCAAAATCGCGTCGGATGAATCCTTGAACAGCGGGATCTCATTCGAAAACAACATAAACCGAATCGGCAAATTGACCCCCGACAAGCTCGGCTTGTACTTCCTTTCAATTTCCTGGGGATCTTCCCCAACAATCGACAAGACACGTTCGGTCAGGACCGTGTAATCGATCCGGTCGCCGATTCGAGCATCAGGAATAACCGCCAGCGATTTCCCGATCAGCGACGCAAGCCCGAATTGACCCGATAGCGTTGTCGGTGTCGGGGATGCTACCGACGAATGACCGATCATCGCTTTGACGAGCCGCATAATCGTACCCTTGCCTGACCGCGATTTTCCTATCACACACAAGAACCGTTGCATACTTGTATCTTGGGTGAGCAGATACCCGAACCACTCCTGGAGGGCGTCTATTGCTTCCTGATCGCCTTCGAACTGCTCCCAGAGCCATTCTTGCCAGTAAAGACACTGGGCCTCGGGGTCGAAGTCATAATCCAGCTTCAAAGCCGAAAACCATTCGTGATTGTGCGGCCGAAGCGAACCCTCTAAATCACCCGACAATACCGCGTCGAGGTCGAGCAGTCCGTTTCGCATCGACACCCAATTTCGCCGCCGCCTGTCCGATAGGTGCGATGGCATTTCGACCGAACCGGACAATGCGACAAGCGATTTCATGGCCGTCACGACATCGCGGATCAGTCGGGTCGATACGTTGCGGACCTTTTTGGGCTTCTGCGGCTCCCCGGTCTCGATTTCTTTTCTTGCCCGTTCTTCCTCCTGGATTCGCCAAAGCCTTTCGAATTCGGCTCGAATCACTTTAAATAACTTGGCCTGTAGGTCGCTGTCGCTGATCGGCGACCACAACCCAGACTTCCACTTCCAAAATTCGTCGCGCCAAAAAACTAGCTTTCCGCCGGCGAATTCCGAGTAAAACTGCAGATTTAACCGGGCAAGCCGGGTGTGGTCGTCGTCCGATTCGTCGATATCTACGCTGCCAGGGGTGAATTCTCTCGGCCCCTCTGGTATCGCTGCGATCGCGGTTTCGGCCGTCTGAATTCTGACCGGACCGTCGATTTCCGCCGGTTGCTGAATCTGGCCCGATCGACCTATCGCAAGTAATCGGGCGTATATCTCCTGGTCGTCGAGTCCTTCAAGCCTCTGATCGGCGATCCAGTCTCGAACGTCCTTCCCGTCCGTCGGGGCGATCGGATAAGGGAGAGTCGCATTCCGAACCGTCTTCGCGAATTTTGCGATCACCGGCCCCCATCCGGGCCGCTTCCCGCCGTTCGGCTTGCTTACCCATGTCGCGCCATCTTGGCCGGGCACGTCGCAATCGTGAATCACGATCACTTCATCGGCACCAGCAAATCGTGAGCAGTATTCGACGGCTTCGGGCTTGGTCGCGTTTTCGGTCGATCCGTAAATGTTGGTCGTCACGATATGTCGCGGCCGCCGATCCTCGGGAAACGACAAGATCAACGAACGAATTGCCGCGGCATCCGGGAATCCCTCGCATTTCCAGATCAGTTCCGCCGGTTCTGACGGATCAAAGATAAAGCCAAACGACATGCTCAATGCTCAATCAAAGTTTTTTGATCGCAGAAACCAACAAATAGACGATTGCCACCCAAAAACTAATCGGCCAAGTAATGGCAAGAAAAAAAGCCGGCCAAATCTTGTACTCGTCGCCGTTCTGCGGATCTCTCAAAGCAACAAAAACACTTCCACAGGCAAAGAAATAAAAGGCCCAAAACAGCAAATGCCACATCGAAAGCACCCTTCACTTTGATCTAAATAAGAGAAGCTTGACCGCCACCGACGCGACCGCCACGATCGCGATCAGCACCGTCACCGGCCAGAAAATCGCGAGCAAGACCGTTGAAACGAGACCAATTCGTCCGCCGCGCGGAGAACCTAGAGCCCAAATAAAAGCGCAGCCTACCACCCAATAAATCGCACCCAGAACCGGCATTGTTTTCCCCTTGCGTTAGAGTTGCGGCCGGTTAATCTATCGTCCGCACCGGCCACAATCAACCACATTATCCACAATGTCCACAACTCGACAACGCGAAAAAAATTTAACCCGTTGCCACGCAAAGACTTGCGGCACAATCTTTTTTTCTAGCCCGATTTTCTGCTTGTCGGTGCCGATACACGTCGCTAGATTTTCAGCGTCCACACCGTCCACAGCGTCAACAGATGGCTCAACACCTTAAATCGAAATGTCTCACCCCTGGTTGTCGCCGGCCGTCACGGGCTCGCGGTTGCTGCGAATCGTGCTATCGGTCGCACTTACGGGCGGTTCGGTCGGGCAAAACGTCTTGGCGTCGGCTGATCGCGGAAGGGCTCGCCAAAAGTTGCGATCGGGTTTTAGCGCTTCGGGCTCGGATTGCTGCGGGGGTCCAGAAATGATGACGGAATTTTGTACGATCCTGCCGATGGCTCAGTCGGTTGTCCGCGGGGTCCATCTTTTAGAAACAAAGACTTTTCAATACCCCGTCACTGTTGCGTTTCTAGGATCGATGGCAGGCGAGTTTTCTCCGCATTCGGCTTGGATTATACCGGCCAGCAAAAATGTGATTGCCGGCTACATTGCGATTACCCGCGGGTTTGGAATTGATGGTAAGCCGGTCGTCTCGATTAACTCGATAGCAGTTGACAAGCCTTACCGCCGCAACGAAATCGGCGCGTCGCTTGTGGGTTTTGTGGTCGGAAGGGCGGCCGGTGGCGTGCGGGTTACCGCGACGGTTCCGGATTGTTCGGCCGGCGCTCAACAGTTTTTCAAGGCTTGCGGCTTTACTTGTGTCGCCATTCTTCGCAATTGCTACGACGAGGGCGGAGACGGGCTGCTGTTCCTCTACCCTGGCAGTCAAGAACCACAGCCGAGGTTTTCCGGATCGGTCAATTGTGATTCTCCGATCAGGCTCCGTTCCCGCATAGAATTTAAGGGTCGCCCATGAGTTCCGCACCGATTATTTTCGACATTGAAACCGGACCGCTTCCAGTCGATGCGCTCAAGGCGATTTTGCCGCCGTTTGATCCAGCGTCGTTGGGGAAGCACCCAGGGGTGTTTGATCCCGCGTCGGTCAAGCTGGGAAACGTAAAGGATCCGGCGAAAGTCGAAGCCAAAATTTCCGAATCGGCCGCGAAGCACGCCGCCGAGGTCACCGATTACGAAAAGCGGTTGACCGAAGGCGAGCCCGCACACTGGCAGAGAATCGTCGATTCTGCGGCATTGTCCGCCGTGACCGGCGAAGTCTTGGCGATCGGGTTGTCGGGCAAGACGGACAAGATTATTTGCCAGGATCTTGACGCCGGAATCGACGAGCAATTTTTATTAGAACACTGGTGGAAGATTTATCGCGACGCGCGAGGATCGCAGAGAAAGCTTGTCGGGTGGAACTCGAAAAACTTTGACGTGCAGTTTCTCGTTCAGCGGTCTTATATCCTGGGAGTCGCCGTCCCCGATTCGATTTTGACGCCGACGGGCTACCTCAATCCGATATTCGTTGACCTTCGCGAAATCTGGTTGTCAGGCAATAAATTTAACGCACAGCCGGGAATGACGACGCTAGATACCGTGGGCCGAGCCTTGGGGCTTGGCGGAAAAATGGAGGGCGTCACCGGTGCCGATTTTGCTCGATTGTTTAGCGATCCCGAAACCCGGCCGCAAGCGATCGAGTATTTACGGGGTGATATCGCCCTGACCCGTGCAATCGCCGAACGTTTCGGCGTCGCTTAGTTGTTAGTTTGGAGCATGAGAGCATGAAAAGTTACGTTGAACTTGCTGGCAACATGCCGGCAATTGAAACCCTGGGGAAGTGGATCGCCGCTTCCGGGATGTTCGGGACGCTTACCTTGGCCCAAGGCCAAGTGATAGCAGCCCATTGCTTTATCACCGAAACCCCGCTGCTCGATTATCAGCGACGTAACATGCTGGTTGGCAATCGGCCGGGCATTCCCTATGACGCAATGGTCGCCGCGTTTCAGGAGGGCGGCGGGTCGCTGAAAGTCGTTGAAAAGTCGGCGAATGCTGCCAGGGTAGAGCTAACGGTTGGCGGAGTGACAACGCCATTTGCGCTGACCTGGGACGAAGCCAAGCGAGAGCCGTTTGTTTACGGGGAAAAAGGGCGGACCGAAAAGGAAATCGTCGAAATGATCCGGGCCGAAAAATGGCCCGAACTTGAGAAGATTATGAAGCCGAAATACGCTTCGCCCCGATCCCGTGCTATCATGCTATGGGCTCGTTGCGTCTCCGATGCGATCCGCACGGTTGATCCGAAGGCGAATTTCGGGACGTACACCGAAGAAGAGCTAGAAGACATCCCGTCTTCAACACCCGCACCCACCGCACCCGCGGCGGCATCTTCTACGCAGCCGGTCTACCCTCCGGCGCCGCCGCGGGTGCCTTTATCCACTGTCTCGACGCCGCCGGCACAGGCTGAGCCGGAAGTCATGCGCCCGGTTCCGCCGGCGGCCGTCGAGACGATTGAATCGGCGGTTTCTGAGCGGATCGACGGCCCGGCCAGTGAAGAACAGCGGGTCCGGTGTCTCGAATTGCTGGCCGAAATCGAGCCCGCGTTTCCTGGGGTCAAAGTCAAGTTGGCCGAAAAGCTTAAATCGGCAGGCATCCAGGGTGGAATTCGGGGGCTTTCGGTCGCCGAAGCAAATTCACTGGTGAAGGCGCTGGAAGGTCGAGCGATAGACGCATTTTTCACGCTCGACTTGAAGGGGCATTATCAGCCCCCTTTCGACGCAAAATAGGCGCGGACTTGTTCCGCGATTGTTCGCCCCATGTCGCGAACTTGATTGAACGGTTTGGAGCCGAGCGGGTTTGGGACGCCGGCATAGATGTTTTGAAGTATCCGCCCACCTGGGCACCCGACGGTTTTGAAATCCTCACACTTGCAGAAAGGTTGAACGAAAATGGCAAAGCGTAGCATCACCACACCCACCGCTGACGACCTCGCAGATAGCGGACGCCTCGACGTTCCAGGCGTGTACCACGTTCTGGTGAAGTCAGTCAAAGATATGGAAAAAATCAACGGCGAAGCCGGAGAAGGTTTCACGGTTGAGCTTCAGGTTTTGGCCGGCCCGCAGCAGGACAAAACAATCAAGCAGTGGTTTTCGGATGGACAGCCATCGGACCGGGACGGCGGCGAATTCGCACGCAAGCGGCAGACGGTCTTTTTGATTGCCGCAAACGTGATTACCCCCGTTCAGCTTAACGGCGAGGCGGTCGAATTCGACCCGGAAGAGGCGAGCGGGTCGCAGCTTGTCGTGAAATTCAAGACAAACGAATACACGAACAAAAAAGGCGAAAAGGCTACCTCAATCGAAGTTGCTTATCTCGACATTTTTCATGTCGACGACCCGCGAAAACCTGCTTGCGACATCAACGCCGGCGCGCTGAACCTGATCGACAAAAAGCTTCGCCGGGACGCAACGTTTTTTGCCCCGCTTGCGTCCTCGTCGAGTCGATCGTCTAAGCCGGCGCCCCCGGCCCAAACGTTCGATTCGTCGGACCTATAGCGGCCCGTCCTCACCGTCTTAGCGCCGCCGGGGAACAAGTGAGGGTTCCTGTCGTGTTTATGCTCGCACGGCACCGGCGGCGCGTTTTGCCAGCCAATACAAGGCTAGGCGGTTGGACCTCCGAAAAGCCGTCGCGTTCCGTTCGTTAAGCCAGCGCGGCGGCCTGCCTTTTTATGGATTTATTGCGATGGACCTCAACGGACCAATTAACGTCCAAGAATTTCAGGACCGGGCCGCGAACACCGTTGACGATTTGTTGAGTCTCCAAGGGCCGAACGGCGCGTCGGCGGTCGATCGAATCCTAATCGAAGTCCGAAAGCTGGTCGAAGCCCGCAAGTCGGGAGACCTGCCCGGCGCCGTCGCGTCGTCGGCCCTGATCACCGTTTTTTTATCGTCGGTTTTGCACGATTGCGGGTTCGAGCTAGAACGGGCAATGGCGATGGGGTTGTGGGCGATTGAGCACGAAATAGCGTACCTGAATCGACACGAGCCGAAGGGATGAAGCCTCACTTTGAAAGCGAATCGGCGACCATCTATCACGGCGATCGCTTGAACGTGTTGCGGTCGATTCCAAATTGTAGCGTCGATTCCGTTGTCACCGATCCGCCTTACGGATTAAGGTTTATGAATAAGCGTTGGGATTGCGACGTTCCACCTGTTGAAGTTTGGCAAGAGTGCTTGCGAGTGCTCAAGCCCGGCGGGTACTTGCTTTCGTTTTCGGGGACGCGGACGCAGCACCGGATGGCGGTTCGAATTGAGGACGCTGGATTTGAGATCCGGGACATGATTGCTTGGGTTTACGGATCGGGGTTTCCGAAGTCGCTGGATGTGAGCAAGGCGATTGATAAGGCGGCAGGGGCAGAGCGGGAGGTGGTTGGCATTTCTTCAGTAACAGGTGCTCGACAGTCACGAACCATGGACGACGGCAACAAGGGAACGCGACGCACCTACCAGAACGATGAGCCGGTCGTGAACAACATCACCGCTCCCGCCACCGACGCCGCCCGCCAGTGGTCCGGCTGGGGAACCGCGCTAAAGCCTGCGCTGGAGCCGATCACCGTAGCCCGCAAGCCGCTTATCGGCACGGTCGCCGAAAACGTGGTGACGCACGGCACGGGGGCGCTGAATGTGGATGGGTGCAGGGTAGTGGCAAATGATCTAGAGGCTCTCCAGAAAAATTGGGATCGGGTTCAGTCAGTATCCCAAGGAATTGCATCTACACGGCTCAAGGCAATTGATCTTTCTGATCGCGCCCCTATCGGTCGCTGGCCCGCCAATTTGATACACGACGGAAGCGACGAGGTTTTATCCTGCTTCCCGCAGTCAAGCGGCCAGCAGGGCGACGTGACCGGAAGCGAGCCGAGCCACACGGGGACGGCAAACTGCTACGGCGAATATGGGCGAGTCCCGGCAATGAAGCGGGGCGATTCCGGGTCAGCCGCTCGATTCTTTTATTGCTCAAAAGCCAGCAATAAAGACCGAAATGACGGGATGGACGGGGCGGAAGATAAAGTCCTGGCGAGATCAAATCAGGCACAGGCAGAAGCTTCCAGGGGAAGTGCCGTTGATAAGTCCAGCGGGGCGTACAACAAACCTAGAATCCGGAAAAATAATCATCCGACTGTAAAGCCGACGGATCTGATGCGTTATTTATGCCGACTCGTAACTCCCCCTGGCGGCATCGTGATCGATCCGCACATGGGATCGGGATCGACCGGCCGCGGTGCGATTCTCGAAGGGTTTCGGTTTATCGGAATCGACAACGAATTCCCGTATTGTGAAATTGCGATCAGAAGGATTCTTGCTTCGGTCAAGGAAAAACGGTCGAAGCTGTTTTGATAAACCGCAAGCAAGGTTTAACTAAGAAAAACCAATGATCAACAAATTAAACCAGTCCGATAGAGCCGTTCTGTCGTTACTCGAAGCCGGGAACGGCTCGTTCATTACTTGCGAATCCGGGCCGGTGGGTCGGGCAAAAGTCGTCGTAAGGCTTCCGAGTGTTGAGCACGCTCAAGCATTCCATCGAGCGTTGATTAAATGCGGCGACGCTGCCAGGACATTGATACAAGACGAGATTCGAGAGCAGGAGAAAGTTTCGATGGCAACTCCGATTGTTTACAGGGTGCAATCGGAAGACGGCGAACAACAATACGAGAAAGGTTAAACAAAAATGTCAGACGAAAATTGGCCAGAATACAAAGCTAGCGATTTGGCTGAATCGATTAAAACTTCGATCGACAAAGCCAAAAAGTCGATCGGACTCAATTCGCAATTCACCTTAAAGCCAGTGGTAGCCAAGCCGATTGAAGGATTGAGGGGGACGGGCCGGACCACAAAAATGCTGGCGGTGGCCAAGAATCTTGTGGCCGAGAACCCGAACCGAAGAATTGTCGTGGTAATGGGTAATTCCGCAGAAGCAAACAAAGCAAGAATTTTACTTCCAGAGAAAATTAAAGTAATTCACGAAAAAAACAGCGAGTGGTGCTGGAAGGAAAGAAGGATTCGCGGATTTGACAGAGAAACGGTTTATTTAATTGATCACTATGCAATTGAAAAAATGCTGAAGAGAGAGTTTGGCGTTTTAATCGACCTGCTCCACGAACACGACCCAGAGACAATGTTTTTCAAGTACCAGCGATAGAAATTACTTGCTAACCTATCACCCCGCCGAATGCGTAAAACGGCAGCCCCGCAACACCCGAACCCCAGAACAGTCCGATGAGCACCCTCGAAATAATCGCCCGATATCAAGGCGAGCGTATGCGCTGGCCGATCGACGACCCGGAATCTCCGGGAGACTTTACTTTGATCGGCTTGGCGGCCGTCTGCGAACAATCGCGGGAAATCTGCAAATCCGCCGGGATCGACACCGACGAGCCGGTCACGATCAAAGGAATTGCAAACGACGAAGAATTGGAGCGAAACGGCTCTTACCGTTTTTTCGGCTCGTTTTCGTATTACACAAACCGCCGGACCGGCGACCGTGAAAAACAATTTCATTTTCGATCGTTCACCCGCCACGTCCCGCACGATCCGGACGGGCTGGCCGACTATCTGACCGCGGCGGGGAAGGGTAACGGGATCGGACACCGAAAGGCGATGGCGTTAGTCAGGGCGTTTGGGTGCGAGTCGGTTCTGTCGAAATGCAAAGACGATATCGCCGCGGTAATGGCCGAGACTGGAATCAAGGAAGAACAGGCGAAGGCGTTTGCCGAATTGCTCAGAGCCCGCCAAGCGACCGAGAACTCCACCCTGGAAGTGGAACGGATCCTAGCGAAGAAGAAATTCCCCCGCGCCCTAACGCGCAAACTGATAAAGACCTGGGGCGCCGAAGCCCCACAGCGAATTCATGACGATCCGTTTTCGCTGATGCAATTTCGTGGAGTTGGGTTCTTACTTGCCGATCGTCTTTGGATCGATCTAGGCAAGGATCCCGCAGCGATTCGCCGGCAGGCCGCGTATATCTGGCATGAGGTTCACACTTCGCGGGACGGCCACGCATGGCACGACGTAGAGACGATCGCGGTCAAGCTCCGTCGAGCAATCGGCGCAAAGGCGAACCCACGCGACGCGATACTTGCCGGGAAGGAAATTTTCGCGAAATCGCCGAACGAGTTTGGAGCGATTGCGACTGCCCGGAGTGATTCAAACGGCCGATACGACCCGAAGGGCGGTAAGGTCTGGGTCGCTGACGGAAAAGACGAAGAATCGGAACGGTGGGTCGCCGATTTGGTTTCGGCCGCGGTAACAGAAGTCCGGCCGGTTTACTACTACCGACAGGACGAGCCCCAGCCGACGACGGCGAAGATACTCGATTCCGCACGCTGCCAGCGATGTTATCGGCCGCTAACCGCCCCGGAAATTCACGTCTTGCACGGTCGACCGTATGGGCCGACGTGTATCACGCACGTTGACCCGAGAGGGACCGCCGAAATCGTCTCCCAGGAAGAATGGAACGAACGAAACGAGATCGGGTCGCAAGAAGTTTCACCGGCGAAGCTGGTCAGCGTCCCCGAAGTATCGCTCTGGCCGGACGAATCGGAAATCGAGGGGATAAGCGATCATCAGCGAGAGCAAATCGGCAAGTCGCTGACTGCCAGGGTGGGTTTACTCGGGGGCTCACCGGGGACCGGAAAAACGTACACGATTGCCGCACTAATCAAGGCGATCGCAAAAAGCGGCCGGGTTCCGCTTGATCAAATCGCGATCGGGGCGCCGACCGGGAAAGCCGCGGTTCGGTTAACCGAATCGCTGCACGCTTGCGGGCTCAGTGTTTACGCTCGAACGTGGCATTCCCTCCTGGGAGTCGCGAAGGCCGGGGATGGTGAATCGGAAGAATGGGGGTTCGTTCACGGATTAAAACAGCCGTGGAGTTATCGAGTAATAATCGGCGACGAAACCTCGATGGTTCCTGCCGGGCTAATGGCGTCGATCCTGAAAGCCCGGCCAAATGGTTGCCACGCTCTTTTTGTGGGCGACGCAAACCAACTTGCCCCCGTTGGTGTCGGCGCCCCGTTCCGAGATTTCATCGGGGCCGGTCTGGCATACGGCGAACTCCGCGAAATCAAGCGCAACTCCGGCGGCATTGTTGAGGCTTGCGCTGATATTCGTGACCAGCGACCGTGGGCCGCGAACTACTGCGACCCCGGCCAAAACCTTTGGATCACCGGTGACCGCACGCCAGTAAGTCAAATCGCAAGAATTTTGTCACTGATCGAAAACTGCCCCGGCGATCCGGTCTGGGACTGCCAAGTCTTAACGGCGGTCAACCAGCGGTCGGAGTTATCACGGGAAGTCCTGAACCATATCCTGCAGGATCGACTAAACCCGAATCCGCCGGTCGAAGGGACTGATTTTCGGATCGGCGATAAAGTCGTCTGTTTATCAAACGGCGGGTACGACCCCACCGACGACACCGAATCCGATGGGCAAATCTATGTCGCGAACGGCGAAATCGGCCGGGTGCGGGAAATCATGCCGGGTCGGATGGTTGTAACGCTTGAATCCGGCGAACGCGATAAATCGATCGTTGTCTTACGCGGACCGAAGAGCGCCGAGGGCGACGCGACCAACGGTTGCCCGTGGGATCTTGCTTACGCGATGTCGGTTCACAAGTACCAAGGAAGCGAACAAAAAACGGTCGTCGGCGTTCTGGACAACTATTTCGGCGCAAAGATGCTCTGCGACCGGGCTTGGATTTACACACTGATCAGCCGAGCCAAGCACTTTTGTCAGTTAGTCGGGACGAAGGAAACCGCCGAGCTATTTTGCAAGGTTTCGCGAATGCACTTGCGAAAAACGTTTCTTGCCGATCGCATTCGCGAAAAGCTTTACTCACATGACGCCGAGGGGTTGTAATGCAGATTTACGCTTTGAACGGCTACCTTTACTCGATTGAACCGCGACTAAAACCCGCCCTGGCGGATTACGTCGTGCAGTTCCCGTATCACGCAAATTGGACACCGCGACGGGCCGAAGCGTTATCGGCGACGATCCGAAGCCCTTGCATCCTGATCGGATTTTCAGATGGAGCCGATGCGGCGGCCAGAATTGCGAAATCAAATCCGAACGTCAAAGCCCTGTTTTTCCACTCCGGACTAGACAGCGGAATAAAACTTCCCGATTCGGTTGATTTCGTTGCGTATCGAACGACTGGCGATCGCACCCCGACTTACCAACAAACAAAACGGTTTTATTGGCGGCAGCGAGATGGGGTAATGGTTGAACTCGTTCCGGTTGCGTTTGACGATCCAACGCGATTCGAGCGGACGTTCTTGACTCCGCTTGGCCATCAGTTTCACAACGCTATCCCGCACTTGGTTTCGGCAATCGGGGAGGTCATGAAAAAATGGTCCTAGACTCGAAATTTAAGCTTTTGGTCGAACACTTCGGGATACTTGACCCCGAGGACTGGCAGACGATCCGGCCGGCGGAAATATCGGCCGTTCCGTCGATCGGCTCGTCGACGTTAAATCACTTGCGGGTGATGCTGGCGAATCGAGGACTAACCCTCCTGGAAGATCGGACCCCCGAACACTGGCAAGCGGAACTAGGGTTAAAACGAGGGGCGACAGAGATATCGCAAACCGATAACGCGATCGTTTCGGAGTTTCGGATCCTGATCGACACCAGAGAGCAAAACCCGTTTACGTTCACGGGAATCAAGGCCGACGCCCGCCAGGGTGGAAAACCCATCCTGGTAGCAACAGAGCGGGCTACGCTTGGCGAATCGCACGGGGATTACACCGTTCCCGAACTGATCGACTACTGCCACGTCGAGCGGAAAAGCCGCGAGGACGCATGGGGGACGGTACTCGGTTGGGGTGATCGCCGGGAAGCATTTCAGCGGACGCTAGAGTATCTAGCAGAGATCCCGGTTGGGCTCGTCGTCGTTGAAGCGACGTGGGGCGATTGCCTAAATAACATGCCCGAACACGGCACCCGTACAAAATCCAGTAACCAGAAGATTTTCAATCGGCAAGTGTTAGCATGGGGCCAAGACTACGGCGTCCAGTGGCATTTTTTTGACGATAGACGACTGGCCGAAGTCAATACGTTCCGAATCCTTGAACGACAATGGAGGAAGCAGAAAGAAGCACAGAAAAGAGCACAGAAAGAAGCAAGCGAAACCGATTACGAATTATAGACCGAATCCCTCACACAAAAGCCCAAACGATGAAACGAACATTACAGCCAGGAAAGATTGTTAAATCACAAGCCCCGCAGGCGGAACCGGCCGCCGAAGCAAAGCCCGAAGCAAAGCCCGAATCGATCGCCAAACCGGCGGCCGTCGGCGTCAATTTTCTGGACGAAATTTATAGCGATCAGAAGTTGATTTTGAGCCTGCAAACGAAAATAGCCGGGTTGGTTGAGCAGATTGAAGGCACAAAAGCTCAACTATCGGAAGCGATGACGAAGCAAGCTCGATTCTTGCGGTCTCTTCCGGCCGCGGTGATTGCGGCGAATGAAGGCCGAAGCGTTGAGGACGTTCAACAGGAAATCGACGGCGCGGTGATGGATGGCGCCCGTGTTATTTATCGCGGTGTAACGATTAAGGGCGAAGGCTCGATAATCGGCACGGCGATAGAATCCGGCGAACCCCAGGAGCTTATCAAGGTTGCCATCCCGCCGCCGATCGTCGTTACCGAATCGGCGCCGGCTGGTGGTCCGGTTGCCGCCAAGCCTGCACCCGATACCACGGTCGTTAGCAACACTGAGCCGTACCCCGAAGGCTGGGACGAAATCCCGACACAATCGATTTTGGCCGACGTTCGCGGGCTAGGCCCGAATCGGATTGACGCTATCGTCGAGAAGTTTCCGAAGCTCTCGGACCTGCACAATTCGCGAGTTTTGGCCGAGTCGCAAAGCCGATTTTGGTTCAGCGAATTTCCGAAAGGAACCGGAAAAAATATCGTCGCCAGAATTGCGGAATTGATGGACCGGATCGAAGCCAAGCAAGACGAACCAAAGGCCGAATCCGCCGAGGTCTGGATCGACGATCCGGCCGAGCCGGCCGCCGAATTGCCCAAGGCCGATTTACCGCACGTCCGGCGGGTCAAATCGATCTACAAGTCGGTTATGTCGGATCCAAGTTTCGATTCACTTTCCGGAGGTGATAGCGACCTGTCGTGGGTCGCCGGGTGGGACGCCGCGATCGACGGCTACGATTACACGCAATGTCCGGAAGAACTAGGGATCGCCGAGGTAACGGCGTGGATCAAGGGGTGGGCGTGCTGGTATGAGCACGAAAAGCCGAAGCTCGAAGCGGTCGAAGCGGCAGAACAGGCCAAGGTTACCGCGGAGGTTACCACGGAGGTTACCACGGAGGTTACCGAACCCGCACCCGAGTCGGTTGCCGAAGGCGATTTTGACCAAGACGCAATTGAACACCGAGCGTTTATTATCCGAACGATGGGGTGGCTTCGCGAAAATCAAGGAGAAATTGGGAAGCGGTCGGCAAACGACCCGGCGTGGTGGGACCGCGGTTACGCGGCTTTTGCAGAGGGCCAAAGCTTCTACACTTGCCCCGATGCTGAATTGCCGGGCTACGATTTTGAGATCGACGAAATCGATCAAATCGACTGGATCCGCGGGTGGGTTGCTGGGCAGGTGGAGCAAGCGGCTAAGGTTGATGAGGTTGCCGACGAAGTTACCAGCAAGGTTACCAGCGAGGTTACCAGTGAACCGCCGATTCTGTCGTTTGATCAGAAAAAAGCGACTGCCTACAGCCAAGCGTCAAGCGACTCGTCACCGCGACGGCCGAAGGTCAGTAAGAAAGCTTACGCCGATGGGTATTCGGCCGCACTCCGCGGTATCGAGTCGCCCGACCCGGCTCAATACGAGGATAGCGAGTCGATCCCGCAACTAGCCGACTGGTATCGGGGGTGGCTCGACGGTCGCGAGCTTGACGCAGACCTATAACCCGGCCGATCGGAGGTCGGGCTATGGCGAAGTATGAGATCAAGGCGCTCAAGGCCGCGGCTTTGGGCGCTTGGCCGGCGATCGTCGAGCGGGTCGGCGGGATATCCGACGACTACTTGGCGAATCGACACGGCCCCTGCCCTCGATGCGGCGGGAATACTCGGTTCCGAGTGTTCGAAGATTTTGACCGGACCGGCGGGGCGGTGTGTTCCCATTGCGGAAAATTTGGCGACGGTATCGCGCTCGTCCAATGGGCGACCGGCCAGAGCTTTTTGCAGACGGTGGAGTCGATCGGCGATTTTCTGGGAGTCGCGCCGGCGGGAAAGACTGCCAGGGGTGGTTCGGCAAAGCCGGCCGAGACGGCTAAGAAAACAACGAAGGAATCGAAAGGAGAAGCGACAAGGGGAAAGGAGCCTGATGGAGCCCCGAAAACGGGCCAGGACGAGACGAAAGCCGATCCGATGCGGAATATCCAGTGGATCGCCTGGAACCACCCCCTGGTAGCGTTCTGGTGTTTCAGAAAGGGATTGGCGATCGAGTCATTGCCGGCGGGGTCGAGACTTTGCACCTATCGCAAGCGGTACACCTGCCTTGCGGTTCCGGCGAGGTCGATCGGTGGGGAAGTCTGTGCGTGGTTGATTTACGAAATTGGCGGGGGGCGTCTCCCGCATTTTGAAAAAGGATCAAAAGAGGTGGCGGAATGGTTAAAAGTGAAAATAATCAAGGTGAAATTCGAAGGTTTGCAAATGTAGACGGATTTGATGAATGGCACGAATTCTCGGGATTAACTTATGTTGAAACCGCTAAAATGGCGGTTCGGAAAGAGCTTGAAAGGCTACGCTCCGACAGGGCGTGCATTTGGTTTTCTAACCTTCGTTTCAAAGGTTTTTCAACTTTCGTCCTTGTTCGCGATTATGACGAATTCGAATATCGCAATATCAAGGTAACCGTCTCGCTCAAATTCGAGTTTTCTACTCGTCCACCGGGGGCGAACGAATGAATCTCGACATCGACGCCCCGTTCCTCAAAATCGGAAACGCAACGCTCAAGCGGGTTGCGAACGACGACTTACTTACCGAATGGGAAGTATGGGAAGGAACCGAGGAAATCGGGGCGATCCACATTGTCGACGGAACGCTGTTGGCCAAGAAGGTTAATTCCTACGGCGATCTAATTTACATGGTGACAGGATTGTCGGGCTGGCGGCGAATCGACCCCGCATTTATGCGCGAACGTATCGTCGGCGGCTTGATTGCGATTTTTGCAGCGAACGGGATCTTGTGGCGTGAAAACCGATCGACGATTGATTCCATTTTTACAGAGGATTGAACGAGCATGAGCAAAGAAAAAGAAGCGGCAGAAGCCAACAAAGGCCGGACGTTACTAATCCCGGACGAAGTAAAGTTTTACCAGCAGGCCGGCGAGATATTCGGGTGCGTCCATGAGTTACTGCCGTCGGGTCGTCTAAAAATGGAAGTTTTCCTAGAGCCAGGAAAGATGCGATGGATGTCGTACACCTGGGACGATTGGATATCCGGAAAGCCTTGGAGCGGTTCGTTTATCGTCTTTCCAGACACGCTTAGAACGGTTTCAAGTATTGAACAATTTTCCCGCGAAATGTTTCGAGAGCTTAGCCGAATGTATGAATGGCATGGCGGGAAATGCGACCACGAAAAAAAGCCTTGAAAACTGAATCGTGATTCATTATTGTAAGGCCGGATCGGCGGCGCAGGCCACCTTAACCGGGTCATCTGCGCAGGGGCGTAAACTCGCGGCATAGCAGGTTCGAATCCTGCCCGATCCATTGCCATTGTTTGGAATTGAACCATGAACCTGAATGATTACGCGAAACAGTCGCACGAAGCCAACCGGCAATGGTGGGTCGACATCAAAACCGGCCAGCCTATTCAGCGAAACAAAGCCGAACAACTTTGTCTGATCCACAGCGAAATCAGCGAGTGTTTAGAGGGCGTCCGCAAAGACCGGATGGACGATCACCTTCCGCATCGAAAGATGGAAGAGGTCGAACTAGCGGACGCTCTGATTAGGATTTTCGACTACGCGGGCGGGCACGCGCTGGACCTGGAAGGGGCGTATCGAGAAAAAACGGCTTACAACGCTCGCCGGGCGGATCATCGGCCGGAAAATCGAGCGGCCGACGGTGGCAAAAAGTTTTAATTGATCGGCAGTACCGTGAAAAACACCTTATCCGGATGGGCTACCGTCCTTGGCGTGCCTAAGTCGACGTTCCGAAATGCGTGGGTTCGGTCCGGCCAGCCGGGGACGATCCGAACGTCTGGGGTCTGGCTTTCGAAGCAGGAAGCCGCCAGGGTGATGAAATCAATTAACACGAAACGCGGGAGGCCGAAAAAATGCAAGATTGGATCGAAGCGGTAAAAAATATCGGGCTGTTGGTCGCCGCTGCCATCGCGGTAATTTCTATCTTCACCGAAGCGCTAATTGAAAATGAATAGCTTTCTGTCCGTCGGTTTTATTTCGGCCGCATTGCTGGCCGTCGCCGAACTCCCCTCGTCCACCCCGTGGGTCACCCCGGATTACTTCGCCCGTCCTAATGAATTGCAATACCGATCCGAGCCGAAGCCGGGCAACTGGTGGATGACCCCGTGTCAGTTTTCAAACGACCCGGAATTTCGCGAGATTGTCCCCGGCCGATACGATGGCGCGAACGCCGACGACCCGCGAATAGGCGATCGGGCGAAGCTTTACAAAGGACCGGACGGCTATTATCGGTACTGCCGGGCCAAGGAATCTGATCGGGTTAAGTTTACGACTCGACATCATTATTACTGGACGGCTGGCAGGCCCGGCGCCCCGTCGCTTTCACAACTGGCGTTGGGTGCGGTCTCCCAGGTGGTTGCATCACATGAAGACAGGCTGGCGATAATCCAGTACCGCGGCAAACGCGACGCGATTTTGAATAAAGCCGCGGCGGAAATTTGGAACGCTAAGAAATAACCGCGAATCCGCCCTTGGACCTAGACCGGATCGACTCCCAAATCGCGATATCTTGCAAATTTGCCGCTTTAACGGCTTCGCGATCCTCGTCGGTGAATTCGACCGGATCGCTTGCGTTAATCCGTTGAATCACACCCTGGTAGCCCGCTGATCGAATTAACGAGTCTGCAGAAGTGAAGACGTACCGATACTTCGATTCGGCGAAGTTTTTCGCGTAATAGTTCGAAAATTCACCGATATTCTGACAACACCAGCCGACCGACTTCGATTTGCAAAGTAAATGCCAAGTCTCATGGCGGTACATACGGCAGAATTGATAGAGCGACAAAACACGTTCGACCGGATCGCGCAAGACAGTCATCGGTGACAGTTTCGGGCTGGCCCAGTTTCGAAGGGTGATCGCACGGTGGCCGCAGACGAGATTGAACCCGTGACGTTCTGATTCCGGCATCGAGGCGAACTCCCGGATCGATCGGTTCGGGTTTCGCGGGTCGATTTGGAAATGATTCGAGAATAACTCCCGGAGGTGAAGACAAACGGCTAGTCCGCCGGTTTTCCGAAGGTGGTCAAACAAAATCACCGGATTCTCTCCGCGCGTAAAGTCTCATCCGACTCAATCTTTCGTCGTGCGGGCACAATGCTAGGTGAACCACTTTTGCCGACGGCTCATCTTGCTTAAAAGTTTTCCAATACCATTGGGTGTTGAATTCTGCCGGAAGATCGCGAACGCAAGAAAAATGAATCGCCTGGTATTCGACCCAAAATTGTTCTGAAGTGTGATCGGTGCCGATTAGGATCAGCGGAGGATCCCAGATGCCTGAATCGCGCCGATCCCAAATTACGACCCCGCTGTTATAGCATCTGCTTGGTTCGGGCTTAATAATTTGCTGCTCGCCCATTTTGGACGTTTGCCTCATCGCCCATTCCTGGTGGCCCGGCAGGAGCTTATTCGTGTCCGGGTGCATCCAGACCGACCCCGGCCCAAACTGATCGAATAGGTTGCCGACGTTCGGCCGCAGCCAAATATCGGTATCAAGAAAAACAGCCCGATCATACTTGCGGGTGATCGCACCGACTCGAAATTTATTGGCAAGCGGATAATCCGAGCAGCGGTCGTCGTTAATCCCGATGAAATCGGCACCGATGAATTCGGCGTACTGCCGGAACCGCGGCCAAGTAATTTTGGACAAGTCGATCGCTTTTTGGCCGGTGGCGACGGAGACGACTGCCAGGGGGTGATTCGGTTCGGCCGGCGGGTCAAGGCTGAACGCAATCGGGACGGTATCGGGCGTCTGTTTTTTGATCGGGTGACAAACCGGGCACCGTTCTAGCCCCTTTTCGTTAAACACACTGGACCCGCATTGATCGCAATTCCACCGCACCCGCCACCACCGGCCGGCCGGACAGCGTGCCGTCGGGATTTCGATTCCTACGTGAATTAAACACGGCCGATCGGGTTGGATCGCTTTTAATTCCATGCAAACGCCGTCGGAATTGCTTGGGCATCGCTCGCAAATCGATTCGCGGTCGATTTGATACGCGATCGGTCCGGGCTCGCACTTGTGGCGATAATTCGGATAGGCCGCACGATAGGCCCCGCAGTCCGGGCAGTGAAAATCAATTCGGGCTTTTGCCGGCGCCGCCTTCGCGATTTTTTTTCCGCCGATTTCCTCGATCGCCGACCGCCGAGCCGTAACACCCCTGGCAGCCCCGCCAATCTGGACAAGTTCCGGCGACTCCGATTTCCTAGCCGAACACCCCATCAGGTCACCTCGCACGGGCACGGACGGCCGCCGGTAATCGTCCCGGTGATCGTCCAGGTAAATACCACGCCGCCAACCGTCATCGTCCCGGATCCGGTGATTTCGTTGCAATCAGTTAGGATCGCGTCGAGAACGGCGGCCGAAAACGGCCCGTCAGGCATCACAAAATCTAGGCTGATTTGCAGGTTCGGGTCACAGTCTGACGTGCCGAGCGTAACTCGAGCGCGACCGTGGGGCGGATTCGACGGGGCGCAAGTCTGTGACGTGTCCTCAACATCGACCATCAGGCCATTATCCCGCGGGCATAAAACGCCGTCGACAAGCTGGCAGATACCGAAATGCTTACTTAACCCCGTTCCGTGCTTTCGGATTTCCGCCGTATCGGTCGTTCCCCCGCAAAATACGTCACTATCAGCCGTAATTTCGATCAGCAGTTCGGTTAATTGAGTTGGTCCGCCGACTTCGTATAGTTCACCGAATTGCGGATCCTCTTCGGCAGTTTCGCAAAAATCCTTTGACAACGGCCAATAGCAATCGCAAACGCAATGGGGAGGGCAGCAACATCCCGAATTATCCTCTTCGCACGACTCAAATCCGAACGTCGCCCCCAGGGTGGTTGCTTCGTCGATTTCGACCACGATTGACACTTCGCCAAGAACGTAATTCTCGCAATAGATGTCGGCGCAGTCCGCAGCCAGCGAAACCGAGTATTCCGTCTCTGATTTGGTCCCAAAATTGACCGATCCCCCATCGTCTGGCGGGGTGTTCGGGTCGGTCGATCCATCCGCAGGGTTCACGGCCGGGGAGTTGTCGGTTAGCGTCCACGGATCACCAAACGTCACCGATACTGAGTATTCCTTGGCCGGTTCCCACCGGGGCGGGATTATCTCGATTCCGACATCGAGCCCTTCGCCGGGACAATATAAGCCGGCCGGTCCGGTGGTGTCGATTGACGCAAGTAGTCGGTAACCACTGGCCGATTCCGAAACCCGCCAAACCTTCCCCTGGTAGTACACCGGCGCGTCGACCGCCGGCAGGACCAAATAACAGCACGGCTCGCAGTCCGGCCCGTCGCAGCATCGCGGGGAGTCCGGGCACCGCTCTATTTCGATTTCGAGCGACCATTCAGGCTCGTCTAGTCCGATCGTCAGATAGGCCAGGAACAGCGGAGAATCAAGCCAGCATTTCGAAAACGCAAGGGTGGCGGAGAATTCCTGATCCGTGATCTCGACCCAATCGATCAGGCCGCGGTCGAAAACTTTGGTCGCTTCCGGCGATTCCGATACATGGCCCCAGGCCGCGCCGTAAAAAGCGAATCCGCCGGTCGGTTCGCCGCCAGGAGGGGCTACGCCAAACGCAACGGTGATCGATTCGCCATCGCACACGATCCGCTGAAACTTGCTCGGAACGGTGATTTTGATAGAGATTTCGGTTTCGCCGACGATTTCCGTTCCGATCAGGTCGCCGGAATCGTCGAACGTCCCCCAGTTAATCCGAATACAGCACGGCGGACACGCCGGCGGGGGCGGATAGTAATAGCAGCAGCAATCGGGATCGGTGGTGAGTGAATCGCCACCGATCAAAAGAGGTAGCCCGCCGAGGGTGATGAGCGGCATAAAATCACGCCGGGGCGACGATCTTGATTGCGGTTACTCGAACGTTCGTGCTGGCCGCCGACGCCTTGAGCTTAATCAAGTCGGGATCGACGTAGGGAAGAACCATTGCCGGGTCGTTGGGGCGCATTGATCCCATAACCGCGGTAAACGTCCCAGAAATGTCGCGCCCCACTTCAACCGTCGCGGTCGTCGATAAATTCTTGATGATCAACATACAAGGATCGGCAACGGCGCCGGTATCAATCGTCGCCTCGGTCGTTCCGACAACATTCACCACTTCCGCGGCTACGTCGCTCGTACTGTTGACCGACGCCGATTCCGGCTGAATCGTCCCGGTTTTGACCAAATTGTTCGAGGTAACTTGGATTTGCAAACTGCTATTGATCGTGACGGCCATTTCTTTCCCTTATGGTTCGGTTGGCGGACATTCGGCGAGTTCGATTGTAGCGGGCGAAGCGGAATTATACCCGCAAACTAGAATCGTTGACCGGGTAAATGCCAAGTAGCCGGGGGCGGCCGGGTTGTTTTCTGGATTGCTGCACGGCGACTGGACCGGCGAACCGGCAACGCTTGGATCTGCTGGCGGAGACGCCGGCGGGCTCGACACGCACCCGGACGCGCAAGGAGTCGTCAACACCCAGGAAGAAGTAGCAGGATTCCAGGTGTATTCCGCGTAGCCCTCGCACGCCGGGACGGGCGGGACAAGGTAGGCATTCGTCACGACATCTAAGCTTTGCAAAGTGGGTTCCGTCGTTCCGAGTTCCGGTTCCGACCCGCACGGGAACGCCAGTATAGACTGCCGGACGTAGTTAATCGCACACCCCGTATCGTCATAAGCCACCGCCGAAACAAAATCAATTTCTTCGGGCTCGCCGAGCATCGCCGAACGGGTAGCGTGGGCGACATAGACCCCGGAATGCGGATCCAAATCGGCGTAGACCTCGCACGGTTCGCAAGGCTCCCCTAATGGGTAGACCACCACGACCGGATCGCCACAGCTTTCGGGATCTTCCCCGTACCAGTAATCCAAAATTTCCGGGGTTCCGCCCGTGTACTGGAACAAAATCATCCGGGCACGCCGCCGGGCCGCGTCGCGAATTTCCCACCGCGGGGTCGGCGTGTTGGTGTAATCACAATTAACGATTTCCTCGCCGGATTCATCGACCGGTGGCCGGCAGGCATCGGTCACAAGCTGCAGAATGACCGGCGAATTGCAAATCCCGTCAACTTTCCAGGGGTTGTGAAATTCGACCTTCCGCAATTCGTCGATCCCCGGCGGTTCGAGGACGTGGGGGAATGTCGATCGAACCTTGACGAATTCGGCCGATCCGGTGCCGTTGTTTCCTGTCAATGATTCGTCTAGCGTCGCTTCAATCTCGAACCCGTCGAGCCTCTGGGCAAACGCATCGTAAACCCACCCCGGCAGCCCGCTCTCATCTCCCAAATCGACCGAACACTGATAATGGCAAAGTATCTGATCGCATTCCTTGAGCGGCGGCAGGCAATCAAGCGAAATCACCCGCAATAAAATCGGCCGGCGGTCTGAGCCGAAATAAGGGCCATCGGCGACCACGATTTGAGCTTCTGCCCATCCGTCGTCGCCTTCCTCAAACGTGAGCCGAAAAACTGCCGAATCGGTCGGATGGACGTAAACCTCGGGATCTTGGCATAGCGACGTGATCGGATAGAAATTCGGCGGCAAGCTTTGAATGTGCGTTGATACCGCGTCGGGATCGTCGGTGCCGGCGACTCGATAAGAGACGTAATCGTCCCGTCCGGTCAACTGCCAGGGGTGAATCCCAGGAAGTGAAGCGGCATAAGAGCGGTTATTCCAGGCTGCGTAAGTTTCGGCCAAATAGACGCATGACAAGCGGAATTTTTCGGCCGCGGCGGCGTCTACCACGATTTCCGGGGTGCCGGATACCCTTTCCCGGAAATGCCTGACAAACCAGGGGGAGTGGATTGTCGGTCGTAGAGGTCCATTTCCGAACGCGAACGAATGCGAGTAGGGATATCGCTCTTTACACTCGTTTGAATGATCGACGGCGGCCCGGCCAATAAATCGAATCGACGCTGGGTGAATGTTGGCGGGGAGGTCTCCGCCCATCCAAGGGGCCATTGGCGCGACATTGGGGTTAAATCCTTGCGGGGAATCGAACCAGCAGACAAGGCCATTAGAAACAAACCGGGGGACTACTCGATAGCCGATCGAGAGAGCAATCGTTTCCATTGCTACCGAGTAGCCAAGCCCCGGATTATCGAAGGTTTCGCGGTCGGGAACGCCGGCCGACGCTGGAGGCTGTTGGAAATTGGCCGGCGGGAATGCCGGGTTGCTGATCCGGCTGACAATCTGAGTCCAAGTCTCCCCCTGGGTGCTTTGTGTCAAAATCGCGTCACGAATCACCGAATAGCGGATATCGACAAGCGGCAAAAGCCAAAGGTTATTCCCGCCCGTCGCGTCAAGCCGAACCGGCGGCAATGCAAACATCGGCCAAGCAAACGCCCCTTGGTAGTTCAGTTCCAAAATCCCAGAAGCATTCGACAGGCCCCACGACAGCGGGATATACGATAAATCGCCCGCGTAACCCCACAATTGGCCGGCAATCGCGGCCATCTGCTCGCGCCCGAAAACGAATAATCCCCGGCCATATCGGGTCGCACCCGTCGGGATTATCACCTCATTAAGCCGCGGGGCCGGAATATCGGGATAAGGCAAGTGGAACCGGGCAGAATTGGTTCCCGAAAACGGGTCTGCGGTAAGCTCGAACGTCAGGCGATCGTGCGCCGCCGGCCATCGGCTTTCGGGCCATCGCTGAGCGGTGAACCGTTCTAGCGTCTTGCTAACGTCCAGGACGGCCGGTTGGCCGCAAAAGTACACGCCCGACATCAGCTTACGTCCCAATCGAAAGCGGTAGAGACAACAAGCTTCATCGCGACGGCATTTGCTTTTCCGATTATCACGTCGGCGGGGGCGTCAGAATTAAGCGGCGAAATCTGGTCGCGCAATAGCGGTTGATCGCCGTCGCGGGGCTCCCACCCGTCATCGAATCCGAAAAGGGCTTTTAGAATAGCGGTTTTCCATTGGTAAATCCCCCAAGTATTGTCATCATCCCCGGTCAATCGCTGGCCGTACTGCCGGGGGCGGTCAAGGTTGACGATTACGATCGGTGTAATAATTACCGAGCCATCCTCGGTAATTGTCGCCGATCCGGCGCCGGCAAACATTTGACCGACAAAACTTCCGGCGCCAGGCGAGACGGTGACCGCGTATCGGCCGCCAGGGAGGGTTACGGGGATTGCCTGATCGGAAAGGAAACAGTTCTGGTCGTTAAGCCGCTCGATTTTGTCGCGCAGTCTGGCGACGATCGACTGCAGGATCTTTTCCTGAGTCGTTCGGCTGCGCAATTCGGGGTCGATCGTCATTGAAGCCCTTGAACCTGTTCTGAGGAAAGGTCAAGCCAGTTATCTTGCGGGGTCAGGCGGTCGATTTGACTGACCGCGCCTTTTAATTTTGCGAAATTCGACACCCCGGTCTCAAGTAAATAGACGTATTCCGACACTACTGAAAACCGGCGACCGCTTCCATCGGCAAGTAGTTCGGGGGACTTGATAGTGTACGAAAAGCTTTCGAGCACTTCCCGCGACATATTTTGGTCGATCGCTTCCTCAATAAGCAGGGGAACCGCGGGCATTCTTCCGTCCCTCGTCGAAGTGACCGTGAAAACGCGACGGCTTACCCTGCCATGAAGCTTCGCCAGCAGGCTTTTATTTCCCTGGGTGTCCGCTAGCGGCATCTGAGCCCACCCGGTTTTGGTTTCGTGCCGTTGGACTAGCTCGACGAATTGATACGGGAAATCGTAAATGTTATCCCGCGGATTATTTTCGTACTTAGGCCGAAGGTAAGTCTCGTCCGCCGGTAGTGGGTCGGGGACATTCTCAATTTCCGATTGATCGGGATAATTTGCGGGCTTTACTTCGGGTCGGGTCGGCGGCGAAATGTAGCCCGGCAAAACGCCTTGTGGAAATCCGTGCCAAATTGAGCAAGGTGATTGCAGATAGCAGGCAAACGTACCAGCGGGGCCCGGCGAATCAAACGGCAGGGGAACGGGCCATACGCGGGGGTCGTAGTTTTCGATTTCGTACTCGCTCGTCCCGGTCAGCGTTGTGAGCGGCTGGCCCATTCGTTCCAGGCGAAGGGCAAGAGCCCTAGCGGTGACAAGATCGTCCGTGTACTGAGCCTGAATCCGAAGCTCGATCGACGGTTCGTTCAAGACATTCACAACCGAAGCGCTTTTTAGAATCGTTTTTTGGGTCTGCTTTTTGCCACCCACCCAAACTGGGACCAGTCCGTTAATCCGATCCGTCGCTACTTTTCCCGCGCTGGCGATCAACTGCGTTTTGTCCACCCCTGGCGGCCCCGTCAGCCTAACCGATATCTCTCCGCTCAAAATCAGGCCGTTCCCCGTTGCGGTTTCGGCGTGGTGTGCCGACCAGCTAACCGCCGGCCAAGGCGGTGCGGCGTGGGCTTGGCGATCTTCGATTTGATACTTGAGGACAAGTCCGGTCGGATCGTCAGTGAATTTCTGCCGGACCCGCTTGTATCCTGCCAAAAGGGGCGGAATGACCAGGAACCGCATCAGATGGGGCCAATGGGCGTGATTCACGACTCGGAGGGTTCCGGATATCGTCCGGGTTGTGATCCAGTTTTCGTCCTTGCTTTCGTCCAGGCTCCATCGGTTGCTGAGAACTCGATTGTCGCCGGCCACGGGGCCGAACCCGACCGGCGGGAGGTCATAATTTCCAAGACACAATCGGCGAGTGACTTCAATTTCAAAAATCACCCGGATTGATCGGCCGCCGATTATTTTCTCGACCCGAACCGCCCGCGGCTTGGGGCCGTTGTCTACGTCAATCACTGACGACCGGGCTACGGTGCTTGTAATTTGGGCCGATAGCGGGTGTGCCGCCATCGCTCCATCCGGTATCCCGGTTGCGACCAGGAGGGAGCCGTCAACACCAGAACCCGCCGGACCGGCTTCATTCGTTACCCCGCCGTCAACCAAAAGCCAAAAATCCTTGCGGGGCTCATAGAGTCGGGAGTTGATATCAACCATTCGCTCGACCGCCGACAACCCGGCCGGGGTGTCGATACCAAATTGCGGCGCGGAGTGAATTGCTACCAGGGTGGATGCTACACGGATTGTAAATTTCGAGCCGATAACGTCGGTGCCGCTCGGGTCAAACTGAACAGACTGTTCAAACGACTGGGTTTCACAATCGCGTAGTGTGACGCCGTTGTAAATTATGGTGGTAGCCATTACTTAAATAGCTCCTTTGGTCCGCCAAATTCCGGACGCTTCGCATCAAGTTTTCCGTCCGAAACGTCGGCCAAAAAAGAAGTCCACGGGGTGAGCTTAGGATCTTCTTCGTCCTGGCGAAAAATAAGATTTCTTATGTCTTTAATCGATTCGGCGATCATATCTGTAAGGCCGACGCTTTCATTCAAATCGTTTACCCCTTCGGTGATTACGGCGAGAAGTTGGGCAAACCCGGCGTTAAGCTCATTGGTTACTTCTGAAATGCTGTCTTTTAGTTCCGACTGTTCTTGCAGCAGCCCTTGCAACGGCCCCGACATTGTTTCGGCACGACGAACGCCCCGCTGTATTTCGTCCGCGTCGAATTGAGCGTAAGCCGCGGCCAATCCTCCCTCGTATTCACTGAGCCCGCGATTGAGGGCGAGAACCCCGGTGTTCATCAATTCCAGGCCGCGAATCAGTCCGGTAACTGCCGTCGCCGCCTTGATCGCCACGCCGGCGAAATCACTCACCGACGAAACCGCGGAAGAAAATGCCGCACCGATCCCGCTTCCCGGCTGATTTGGCGGCGGCTGGCCGGGTGCCGATCCAGGCGGGGCCGGTGGTGGTGGCGGCGGTGGACCCGCGGCCGATCCCGACGGCTGGGCCGAATTGCTTCCCGACGGAGTTGAAACCCCTCCTGGCTGCGTCGCCGAAGTCAAAATCCGGTTGAACCGTGCCGAAAATCGACGCTGGTAAAGCTCGTCGGGAACCGCACCTGCCGGCGCGTCTGCTAGTTCGTCGTCGCTGATTTCCTCTCCGGCCTGCATTCGCTCAACGAACGATTGTCGCATCGACTCGATATCGGAGGTGGGCTCGCTGGCGCCTTCCTTTTCACCAAGCAATCGCGGTAGCCCGGCAATAAATCGAATTCCGCTACCGACCATCCCACGGCCGCCGGAAGTGATCGCCGCGCCGGCAATCCCGCGAAGTAATGCGCCGATGACCGGAATCACTTACTCACCTGGGAAAGCGTGAATTGATACTGATCGTAAGCGTATTTCGCCTCGTCTGGCGATTCGCAAACGCTATTAAACCACGATGGAGTCAGTGTACCAAAATAAGAGGCAACGCCAGAACGAACCACTGCAGATTGACGGACTTCTTCCCGCCGGCGATTCAACCAGAGGCCGAAGAATCGTTCGTAGTCGGTTCGTTCGACGCTGGCAAGGTCGATTCCGTAGAGGGAAGCGAGATCGGCGAAATATCGGTACTTTTTTTTAGCTTCAGGCAGTAAGTATCGAACCCCAGCATCAATTCGAGCAATTCCGAAATCGTTAAACCGCAGCCGGATTCGGAAAGAGAATTGACGCGAAAAACGGTCTGAGCCGTTTTCGCGACGACTGCCAGGGCGAGTTCGTCACCCTTGGCGGCGTCGAATAGGTGCCGTTCGGTGAATTCTGGATGATCGCGAAGGGCCATTGCGACCGCGATCGGATCGGCGGCGCGGATTCGCTCGCCATCGTAAAAACGAAAGATTGACCGGCGACGATTCCACAACCATCGACGAATAAAACCGAACATGACTCAACCCTTGGTGGGCGTTACTGGAGGGCTCCATTTAGCCACCCCGGAACCAAAGACGAATCGCGATTATAGACTACCCCGACATTATTCGCATTTGTCAAAGCGTAATAATGCCCGACGGGTACGCGGTGGGCCTCAAAACTGAACGAAAGGACGGAAAATTTCGTCCCCTGCCCGCATTCGACCGGATCGCCGACGACGCAACACGGGAAATTTCGGAAAAACCAGTCTTTTCCGGCATCGGCTTCGCCAAACGGGATCGGGTTCGACTTGCTTGGGGCAATCACGATCCGAAATGACCGATCCCGCAACAGCAACGAACCGATTTCGGCATCGGTAATCCGACCCTCGACTGCGTTGACGTTGTGAGACTCGATCAGCCTTTTCACCGCCGGATCCCACCGGCTGAGGGAAAATTGACCCCGGACGATCATGCCGAGTTGCTGTTTTTCGATCGGCGGCCCTTGTGGTCCTCCGTGCGAATCGCCGGGCACGTCGTGCGTAAACTTTTGGACGCTGAGCCGGGTTTCGTCCATTTGCTCGCCGATCTTAACGAGCGTCGAGTAATTGTTAGCGGGAAATCCGATATACAACTTCGACGCCCCGGCGACTTGAATGTATTCCGGCATCGTTATCGGCCCCTCGGAAGTCTACTGTCTGGTACGGGAAAATATCGGCCCATTCGGACCGTCAAATCGTTGCGGTTTTCCAGGTCAACGACGGAAGGGCCGCCGATATCAATTACACTTGCGTCAATTACCGACGGTAAGCCGAAAACGTTTTCTCCCCGCATGAGGGCCTGGATTGCATCGCGGGAATTCTTGGTCAATCGGTCGATCATGTCGCCATCGGCGGCTTCGGGGCGACGCTGATAAAGTGCCGCCATTGCCAGCCCGCAGACGATCCGTTTCAGGTGCGACAACGCGCCGCCGGTCAGTGTCGAAAGCTGACCGACGGTGTATCGGCCGCCGGCCAACAGAGCCGCCTCGACCTCCCCGGAAGCATCTTCAAGGGCTACTGCTACCTTGGTTGACGTGGCGACCAAATCGCGATCTTGCGTCGCTCGATCGTCGGTCGCTAGGTCTCCGACCAAATCAACGTCGTATCTGTCGATCAGGTCTTGTCCGGTTGCGTAGGCCATTACTGCCAGGGAGGGTTACGGGTCGGGGGGCGATCAGGTAATTACGTCTTTGAAGACGAATCCCGACGCCGAAGCGGTGATTACCGCGTCGAAATCGTCAACGACGTGGCCTTCAAGCCGGCGGTGCTTCTCGTCCTTGAACTCTTCGACGGTCATTTCCTCGTACATGAAGAGACAGCACGTCGAAAAATTCGGGCCGTTTCCGGCCGGCGCGACGAGCGAACCGGGGCGAGCCATCAGATAGGCACGGCCGGGAGTCGCGACGAAGCTTCGGGTCGCGGACGACGCCCCACGACGGGAGGTCACCTTGACCGTATCTTCGACGACCACGGGGTAGCCGTAGAGTTCATCCGGCAAGCCGTATTGGCTCCACTTGCCCGCCTGCCCCTTGACCTGGGCGTAGGCGTCTGGCGATCCCTTAATATGATCGACAATTTCCTGGCACTCGCTGATCCGGTGGGCCGTTTCAACGTCCAGGACGAGCCGCAGATCGGGTTTGCGAACGACCGAAAGCGTCGATTTCAGGATCACTTCGGCCGCGTAATTCAGCGACCGCTTGATGTCTTGCCGCGCGACGGTGGAAGCGTCCCACGGGCCGGTGTTGCCCGAAATGTCGTCAACGGCGATGACGTGGCTCGATTCCCAATTCGAATCGTTGCCCAAAATCGCGTGGACGCGGGCCGTCCTGGCCGTCATGGCCTGTTGGGCCTTGATCGATTTGTGCGTCTCGCTGATCGCCCAATCGGCCTGTTCGACCGACTTATTCCCCAATTTGTAGGGATAGTCGTATCGCTTGGTAAAATAGTCGAGGTATCCGAAGCTCTCGGTCCCGTCGTTATTTTGCGGCCGATCGGCACCGTCGGGCCAAACGAATTCCGCCAAATCGGTACTGAGAATCCGGCCGGCTTCCTCGGTCGTGACCTTCAGGTAAAACCCGCGATCTTTCGAAACGGGCTTAAGCTGAATGTAGCTGTTCAGCGGGAATTGATCCGGGTTCCGGCTGAACCCGATCACCAATCCGCCGGTTGCCTCATGGTCGGGGACGTAAGTGTTCGATTGTCCCGGACGCACAAAAGTAGTGCTCATTTCGCGTTATCCTCTTTGTGGCTCGGGAGCCCGAAGCCTTACCTACGGGTTAAATAATGCCGCGGGGGACGAACCCCCGCGGCTACGGAAGTTCAAAAAATCAGGCGACGACCGGTGTAGTCGCTGCACCCGTCGCAATGTTGAGCCGTTCGACGACCACCCATTCGGCGCCGTCCCAAACGAGCCGAACTTTGTCCCCGACGTTGCTGAACGTGATCGTGGTCCCGTCCTTCAAATTCGTTGGGGTCAAAGTGCCGTCTCCGCCGTCGACTACCAGCGTGATCACCTTTTGCTGGCCAACGCTGGCCCCGTCGGCCAAGGTGCCGGCATTCGCGCCCGTGGTCGTCCAGTTCGTCGAGAAGCTGGTGACGTTGATCGCACCAGCGCCGGAGAGGGACTGGACCGCGGCGGTCAGAACACCGTCGAGACCGTCCCCGGTTACGACGCCGGCCATCACGGTTACCTTGCAGTTTTGATCGACAACGCAAGCCGCATCGGCGATTGCCGAATAGGCTTCGCCAACGCCGGCGACGACGGCTTTTCCGTTGGCATCGGGCTTGAGCTTGTCATTGGCGGCGATCGTTCCACCCGCCACGACTTCGCAGGGCATCCCCTCGGTATAAACCAAGCAGGATTCGCCGGTCAGGGCTGCTTGGGGCGTAACACCCGGCAGGGGGGCGTATCGCGTCCCTTCGTAGGAAACGCCGACGGCCAGGTCGCCGGCGACGGCTTGAAGGATCCCCATATCGGTAGCGGTGTCCCGCTTGACGAATCGCGAGGGGAGGATCGTGCCCCGCGCGATGTAACTTCGTTGACTGTTACCCGACATTTTGTGTTGCCTCGGTCTGGTACTGCGTGGTTAGGAAAAACGCCCTTTCCGGGCACAAAAAATCAGTGGCCGCCCATTTCTTCCTGGGCGAGCTTTTTGGCTTCGCTGTGGGTCAGCTTCCGGCCGGCCGCCAAGGCTTGCGTGTAGACCTCGACGGTTCGCGCCGCCAAATTGGCCTCATATCGCTCGGTTTCGACCGATCGCGATCGCTCGGGGAACACGCCCTGGGGAATCATTCCCGTCGCGACGGGGGCCTTCGCGGCGTAGTGTTCGAGTTCTTCCAGGTGGGATGCGAATTGGTCGTCATCCATTTGGGAACCGGCTGAATAGAGGCACTTCGAGAATTCCCGGTCAGGCTCGACGAAATGCGGGTATTGGTTGGCCAATTCGTTGATCGACGCCCGGCGGTTGGCGTCGGCCTCTCGCATCCGGACCTCGGCGAACCCGCGACGAAGGGCGGCGTGTTCTTCGAGCAATTCCCGGTGGCTCGACTCAAGCGCCGAATATCGCTCGGAAAGTTCCTCGTTCTGGTCGATGATCGCTTGGTACTGTTCGCGACTCATTTCGTCTTCCCCCTCGGCGGCGCCGAATCGGTTGGTCATGTACTGTTGATTTTGCTGGGGCATTCCCATCCCGCCGTAGGGCGCCATGGAGCCGGCCCCGTACTTCGGCCCACAAGCGAACTTGTCCGATTCATCGGGCTTTCCGCCCATTCCGCCGGGCTGGCCCATCCCTGGCGGCTGACTCGCGGTTGGCTGGCCCATTGCGGAAGTGGCCGGCGGCGGCTGGGCTCCCCCAACTGCGCCGGCGCCCACCGGCGCGGCTGACCCTCCCATACCGCCGCCGGCTGGCTCCATTTCCCCGCCGTTTTGCATCATCTGGCTGAGGAATTGAAATTGCGGCGTGCTTTGGATCGCTTCAAGAATTTGGGTAATATCTTCGGGGGCTAGCATTTTCGCCTTCTCCGGCTGCGTGGGTGGGGTTCCGGTCGCGTACTCGTCGCGGTCGTCGTCGTCGGTTTCGCCCGGTATGTAGGTGTTTCCGCCGGGGAGGGCGGCGACGGCTTCGTAGATTTCCCGGTGGCCTTCGGCTGCGTCGAATCCGTACTGAACCGGAAGCGGTAACCTGGGGGCTTCCGAAAGGGCGGCGATCGGGTCGATATACGAACGGCCATTTGCCCGTAGGGTCAAAACTTCGACCGATCGGCGGGGGCGATCGCGGAAAGTGTGCGACTCGTCTCGGCGGCGGTGCTCGTCACCAAACAGGGCGAATCGAGGGCTGACCCGGCCGATCATGCCGATTCTGAACGGCCCGGCGAATCCGATTGTCCTTGGCGGGATCGGGTCACGCTTCCCGCTCGGAAGGGTGTGCTTATCGACGATCGCGCTGTATGCGTCGGTGTCGGCAATTCGCAGATTGTTTTCGCGGACGATCGACTTAATCCGCTCGATATCGTTTTTCTTGACGATTTCGGCCCCGGTTTCGGGGTCGCGGGTCGCGGTTTCGTGCTCATGCCACAAGCAGACGTTCCGCCGACATTCAAACTGTTCCGGCGGGAAAACTGCCTGAGCCCGTTCGGTTTCGGGGTCGCCAAAACTTGCGTCGCAAGCTTCCCAAACGACTTGGTTTCGCTGTGCAGGGTCGGGGAAGATCGCCATCAGTTCCCGATGCGCGCGAACCGTGTAATCTTCGCGGGATTCACCCGGAAGCGGTCGCGGCGCGGAAACTGGGAGTCGTGCGATCATTTGGTCCAGAAACGAAAAAAGCCGGCGGGCTGCAGGATTTCTCCCGCGGCCCACCGGCTCCGTTTTTCGGTTGCCTAGTGGCTGTTTGGTGGTGGTCTAGTGGTTGGTACTATAGCGACTTTTTATCAATGTCGCCAAGTATTTGAGTTTTTTCGGTTGCGATTTTCGACAATCGGATTTTCCCGTGCTGGACTTGAAGCTCAAGCCGCGCACAAAAAAACTCGTTGATTTCAAGCTGTGACCGGATCGTCTTTGCGAATTCGGTCAGGACGCTGAATATCAACGACTCGTTTTCATCTTTCGCCATAGCTCGATTGTCGGTCACCTGATCGCCTGAGTCAATCGAGGACGAAACGACCCGCCCGGTGAACTTACCCTGGCGGAATATCGCTCGGTGATCGCGAATCGACCGGCGGAGAACGGAACGAAATCATCGTCCTGCTGGCGTTCCTCCCGTTCCTCTTCCCATTCGGACGGGGTTCCCATTCGTTCGTAATCCGATCGGTCCCACGCCGCGTCGATAACTTCCGGCGAATCCTTGGCCAGTTTTTCGGGGATCCCGTCGCGCAGCAGCGCAAACAAAGCCCCTTCGACATCACCGCCAGCCCCTTTCATTTTCGGGGCTAAAACGTGCGGGTATTCCCGCTGCGCAAACTGGGCCATCTGATCGAATCGAGCGATCTTGTCGTAATCGCGGGCGGCTTTCACTTGGTTGATAAAAGCCCCGGCATTTCGGCCGTAGCCCGCAAACGCCATGATTTCACGGATCGCCGACAACCGATCCTGAGCGTCGGAATTCATCTCTGAGAACGTTCGATCGACGATTTTTCGAAACTCCCGAACGTCGGTCGGGTGGTCGCCGATTTTCTCGACGATCGCCTTTTCTAACTTCGTCACGGGAACGAATTTCTTTCCGCCAGTCGCCTTGGCCTTTTTACGGGCCGCTTTTGCCTTTTCCTGGCTGTTGTCGGTGCGGTATTCGCCGGTTTCCTTGATTTTCTTGACGCTGCCAGGGAGGAATACACGACGGGCCTCTTCGCCTTCGCCGACGGTAATAAATCGCCCCCGATCGCCGTAGGTGCCGGTTACGGTCTTCGGCTTCTTTTCCTTTTTGGCGGTGCCCGATCCGGCTCGGTATTGTTCGAGGAATCGATCGATTTGATCGGCCGAAAACATATCCCGCTGCCCCGGAAGCGACTTCCGGCTCTCGGCTCGCTTCTTTTCTTCCTCGTCGATTTGCTCAAGCAGACTCGCCGACGGTGCTTCACCCTTCCTGGCTGCCCGCTGATCGGCCTTGGTCGGTCGAACCATGTTGAACAACGACTTTTGCCCGGTGTTCATGTCATCGCCGCCGAATAGCGACGCCTGTTGACCGGGGACCATTTCGGGGGTGAAGGTTGACGGGGCGGGGGAGGGTTTAGATCCCGCCTGTTGCCTCCCGCGATCAAAAGCGGCGCTGGCCGCGTTGGCAATCTTATCGGTAACGTCCCCACGGGAAACGGCGGAATTGATCGCGGAATCAAAGCCCTTTTCAAAGTCTTTGGCGGTCAGCTTTCCGGCAGTCTGTAGCGCCCGACCGAGATAAAACTTTCGTATGTCATCGTCCGAGTAATTGTTGATTTTTCCGGTTTCGTACCAACTTGAAGACGATTCCTCGCCCGGCATTTTTTGCCCGGACGCTTCGCGGATCTTGCCTTTCATTGCCGATTGAGCGAACGGATGGGCGGGCGCCGGCTCAGGTTTCTTGATCGACTTTAAGTGATTGA